GATTGGTAATGTTATAAACAAAACCATAGTTGTCCCGAATAAGACTACCATCAAAGGGAGTACCCAAGTAGATCCATGGGTTTTCATAATCAGTATCTATATTCTTCAATGATGTTCAATACTTTGTCGAGATATTTATGTGCCATATCTCGATCCCCTTGCCACACTGTGTCAGGTTCTTCGTATACATCATTTTTTAATTGAAGTACACGATTTTTCAATTCATCTTTTTTAATTTGATTCTTAGGCATATCATAAATCTCAAATGTGTTGTATTCACCAAATAAAAAAGCATCCATGTCGGCTGCTTCTTTATAAGCTTCAATAGAAAGTTTAGTTAATTTTTCTTTTTTTGAAAGGGGAGTTAATGGTTCTATGTTGTCCATTTCCTCCCAAACTTCAAATGCATCCTTTTCTTCAGAGTTGGAACCCTGCGAATGTGTTCTTTGTGACATCTTGCTTGATACCTCCTACAACATAGGACTCAACTTCTGTTTCTTGAGGAGCAACTTGAAGACCCTTAGAAGAGATCCAGTGTTGCGTCCAGGGAAGAGGATTGTTCTTAGCAGCAACATCATATACAGGTTTCAGACCAATAGCCTTCATACGGCGATTGGCAATCCACTCAACATATCTTTGAAGAAGAACATCATTCAGACCAATCATTGATCCATCACGGAACAGATAGTCTGCCCATCTCTTCTCTTCATTTACAGCACGGTCAAACATTGCGTAGACCCACTCTTCTTCTTCCTTGGCAATCTGCTTCATTTCAGGGTCATCACCCTGCTTCCACTTGTTCAGAATGTTCTGGGTAATAGCCAGGTGTTGGTTCTCGTCTCTTGCAATCAATGAGATAATTTTAGAAGATCCTTCCATGAGTTTAAGTTCACCAAAGGCAAAAGAACAAGCAAAACTAACGTAGAACCTGATACCCTCAAGGATATTTACGTTTGCAACTGCCCTATAGAGTTTTCTTTTGACGTTTTTGATATCTTCTTTGGATGTATATGTGTCACGGAAATCTTCCTTCCACAAATTACCATTACCCCATTGTTGAGCAGTGTTAATAAAGTCATCATAGGACTCGGTAACACTTGAAGCCCTTTCAAGGATACGTGGATCATTAATAATATGATCAAAGATAACACTAGGATCAGAATATACATTCTTGATAATGTAGGTGTAGGAACGACTATGGATCATCTCCATAAATCCCCATACCTCCATACAAGCTTCCAGTTCGGGTAAGGAACAGTAAGGAATGAATGCCATACCAGGACCACGACCCTGAACAGAGTCCAACATAATCTGATACTTCAGGTTAGAAGTATAGATATGCTTTTGTTCTGGACGAAGTAACTGATAGTCTGCCCTATCTTTCTGGAGAGAAACTTCCTCTGGTCTCCAGAAATACCCCAGTTGTTGAGTTGTTAGTTTCTCAAAAACTGGATACTTATATGAATCGTATCTTTGTATTCCTAATGGTTTACCAAAGAACATTGGTTGTTTTTTAGTATCAACCTGTTCAGTATTAAAAACTGTCATTCCCTGAATAGTCTTATCATCATTATTATACTTTTTACTTGCTACGAAATCGTACTGCATTTACGCCTCTAGTCTAAATTTTACAGCTTTCACAATCGTCCTCGTCGGACTCCATAATATCATTTAGGAGATTTTGAAGTTCGGGAGGTTCTTCTGACGCATCATCAGTTTTACTGTCATATGTATTCTGATAATAAGAAGTCTTCCATCCATATTTGTATGTAGTCAAAAAGTCTTGTGCCATCACAGAAACTGGAACCTCATTATTGGGATAGTTCTCAGGATTATAAGACCAGTTACCACTGATTGCTTGATCAAAGAACTTCTGCATCACTGCTACAACATTGATATACCCACGATTAGAAGGCATGTTCCAAAGAAGAGTATAGTTGTTTTTAAGAGAACCATACTGCGGGACAATCTGCTTGAGTGGACCCTTTTTACTTTTCTTAATGGACAGATAGTCTCTAGGTGGCTCAATTCCATTTGTTGCGTTTGACACAACGGAACTGCTTTCTGAAGGCATCTGTGCGGACAATGTTGAGTGCCTAAGGCCATGGGTGGCGATAGATTCTCTAAGACTTTCCCAATCATGCTGCAAAGGTACGTTTGAAATTTCGTCTACTTCTTTTTTATATGTATCAATTGGTAGAATACCATCAGAATACTTAGTGCGACCAAAGTTTTCACACCAACCTTTCTCTTTAGCAATCTCATTAGAAGACTTTAAAAGATAATATTGAAAAGATTCTGAGAGACTATGTGACGCATCCCACGCTTCCTGACTGTCATAATTATACCCCAGTTTAGCCAAGTAGTGGGCAAGACCAATAAAACCTACTCCAAGGGATCTCCGCGCCTTTGTAGAGCGTTCTGCAGCAACTACAGGATAGTCCTGATAGTCAATCAATTCTTCCAATCCACGAACTGAGAGATCACAAAGTTCTTCCAATTCTTCATCAGATTTAATCTTTCCAACATTAACTGCTGAAAGAATACAGAGAGCAATCTCACCATTTGCATCATCAATATGCTGAAGGGGATATGTGGGAAGAGTAATCTCTTGACACAAGTTACTCATTTCAACTTTATCTTTGAAAGATGAGTGAGAATTGCAATGGTCAATATTCATGATGTAAATACGACCAGTCTCTGCCCTCTCCTTCAGAATGTTTAGAATGAGTTCCTGTGCTCCGACAGTCTTTCTTGGAACATCTTGAGCTCGTTCGTAATGAACATATAAGTCGTCAAATGAATCAGTACCAAAAGCATCATACAAACCTGGTACGTCATGCGGTGAGAAGAGGCTAATCTCCCCATCTGCAATGAAACGTTCGTAGAAAAGTTTTGAAATTTGGATTGAGTAGTCAAGTTTCCTCACTCGATTGTCTTCTGTACCTTTATTATTCTTAAGAACAATAATATCTTCTATCTCTTGGTGCCAGATTGGGAAGTGGACAGTCGCTGAGCCACCTCGTATTCCATTTTGTGTACAGCATCGGACAGTTGATTCAAACTTTTTAAGGAATGGAATAACACCTGTGTGTTGAACTTCTCCGCCTCGGATTTTACTGTTGATGCTACGGATTCTGCCTGCGTTGATACCGATTCCCGCACGTTGAGCAACATACCTGCCGATAGCCATATCAGAACTAAAGATGCTATCGAGGGTGTCATCAACATCAACAAGAACACAGCTAGCAAATTGTCGAAGCTGAGTTCTAACTCCCGCCATGATAGGCGTGGGAATGTTGATTTTGTGTCTGCTGATTGCGTCATAATACTTCTTAACGTAAGTGAGACGTTTTTCTTTGGGATACTCGGCAAAGATAGTCAAAGCGATCATCATATACATGAATTGTGGAGTCTCATAGACTTTGCCACTAGATCTATCTTGCACAAGATACTTATCAACTACTTGACGCAAACCTGCATAAGTGAATAGCAGATCACGTTCATGATCAATGTAACTATTTACACGTACAATCTCTTCTTGACTATATTTACCGAAGATTTCGGGATCATATACTTCAAAATTCACACAATTGCAAATGTGATCTGCAAGATTGGGCAATTCGCGCATCTTACCATACAGTTGTTTACGAACTGCAAACAAAAGAAGACGAGCAGCAACATATTGATAATTTGGATGATCAAGATCAATTAGATCACTTGCGCTACGAATAAGAATATCTTGAATCTCATCAGTAGTGATACCATCATAAAACTGAATACCAGATGTCATCTCAACTTGCGATGCAGACACTCCAGCAAGGTCTGTACACGCCTCATCAACCATGAGATGCATCTTATCTAGATCAAGAGGTTCAATTCTCCCATCTCTCTTTTTAACTTTAGTGCCGTTGCTCATATTTTTTTCCAAGTAATAAACTTAAGTTTTGCTTCTAAGCCAGAATATGTATTTGATTCTATCACAGACTGAGCATCTAGTCCAGAAAGAATCATATCATTTATATCCTTTTCACCTATACCATTTGGCCAAATAACTACAGATTCTCCTTTGTCAATTGTTTCTCCAATCCTCCTAAGGATTTCTCTATTTCGTGGTTCGTTATCATAGATCCAAACAGGATTGCTAATCCCCCACTTACTAATATCAGCGTCAGCTCCACACATAGCACACGCATTATGAATGAACGTGCTGTCGAATGGACCTTCTGTGATGTATACTGGCTCATCATTTTTTACCTCATCAAGTCCATAAATTTTTGGCGCATCTTCGTCAAGCATAATAGTTATATACTTAACTTTACTTAGTCCAATTGCTCTACCTTGAAATCCAACTAACTCCTTTTTATAGTAAAGGGGAATGATAATTCTAGGTTCGTCATTGCCAACACTATCAAAGGTTGGTTTCAAACTATTGACCCAAGTTTTAAATTTAGAGGTGTAATAAAATTTATTCGGGTTTAAATTTCTACTTTTTAGATACTTCTCTGCGTCAGGATTCTCTGATGCTTTTGGTAGTTGTATCTTTGCTTTAAACTTTGGTTTTTCAAATTTAAATTTTGGATTTTCAATAGTAGTCGATTTACCAGACTTATTATTTTTAAACTTCTCAAAAATATAGTTCTTATGTGTAGGTGGATCAAGATCCTTCAGAAAACTATTGAGAGTCATATTGACACCACAATTATGACACTTATAGTTTGTATCATTCTTAATCCTGTAAAGATATCCTCTTGCTCTACTCTTATTCTTCTGAGAATCTCCGCAAATTGGACATCTAAAATTATAAAGATTATTTTTTATTTTTTTAAATTTTTGGAGTTTATGTGAGACTAGTCCAATATACTTTACGTCAATAAAATCCATGAAAAAATATTTGGTACTTTACTAGGGATTCGCTGGTCCTACAGTAGCAGCGTTTACTTGGGGTGTCAACAGTTTGAAGACAGGAGGGAACACTTGTAGTACTGTCACAAGGGTAGTCAGTACAGCTGTAGTAGCAATGACAAACCTAGCATTGCTTTCTGTTTTCTTCTGAATCCTATCCATTCTACTAGTAACTAGTAGAAAATCCTTATCATGTTTTTCCTTCATATCCTCAAGCATACCGATGATGAGTTTATCGGCACGTTCGGATTCATCCAAACGATTTTCATGGCGCTCCAAGATTACAGCAACTCTGTTGCTGTTTTCAGAGATTGTACCTACTGCTCTTTCGAGTTTGTCAAGCATCTCTTTGGAGAGATCTTCATAAATGTCAAGTTTTGATTCTAAAACTGCTAATCTACCAAGACCAAATGCCATCTAGTTATCCCTTTTTGGTTTTACTTTTATCCAAGTTTTTTACCCAATCTTTATATTTTTTTGGAACTCTTCGATAATCAACATTTCCACGCTTTCCAAGAAAACCATCATAACCTGCTACTGGACCAGAAGCATTTGCAGATGAACTAAGTCCACCTCCAGTTCCAGGTGCATTTGCAACCATGGTTTCTTTTATAATTTGAATAACTTTTTCAATCTTGCTCATCTTTACTATAGATGGTTTGGAGTTCTTTTAAGCAGATTAAATCTACTGGTATATCATGAATATAAGTTTTAGGAAATTCAGGTAAACGATTCAAAAATATAATGAACGTTTTTATCTGAGACCACATATCCTTTTCAATCTTGAAGAATAACATTGGTGTTGTTGCTTCCCCAAAAATATTATAAAGAATGATAAAATGATTTATAAGAAGGTGTGTCCTAAGAACACCTTCCTTTTTATATTTCCGTAGAAGTCTTTTAATATATCTAAAATGATTTAGATCTCTATCAAAGTCTTCTTTAGAAACTGCTTGTGGATTTTGATAATTTTTAATAGCAAATAATTGAAAATTATCTTCATTCAGTTCATTAAATTTCATAAATTAGTAAAGTTATTTTATTATCAGCTTTCTGGGAAGAATGTATCATCTGAAGCATCGGCAGTGGTAGAAATTCCACCAGCAACTAGTACTTCATGCTTAACTCTAAGATTTCCATGAGCATCAGTGTATGTAGTCACTCCAACCCATCCCTCATGAGTTACTGCATATGCAGTTGTTGCTGCAACTCCAACTTCAATTTCATCAATACCATAAATCTCAGCAGATCCATAGTTAGAATCGCCAAGAGTATAAATTGGTTTTTGTGAAATATTATAAGTTGCACCACTAATAACAGATCCACTTAAGAAACTGGTGGAAGCAATTGATAATTGAGTATTTGAATCTACTGCAGCAACAACTGCTTCACCAAAGGTATAACCAACACCGATGGAAATAACATCACCTGCTGAGATACCAGCGGTAGTGAAAGTAGTTGCTGTCCCCGTTACAGTCAAAGCAGAATAATCAACACCAACAGTACCGTCAGCGTAAACTGAATCCTTATTTCCCCAGAGTGCCATTCTCTTTACCTATAGAAATTGTTTTACGTAGAAATATTTATAAAAACTAGAGAGACTGTATCTCTCCAAATTTTTACTCTTCTCTGTTCTTAATTGCCTTGGTTACAACTTCAAGAAGTTGATCATCCATGTCAGTCTTGGTCAGCTTAACTGCTTTAGCAAGAATAATAAGACAGATCTCAACCATCTTCTCACCAAGTTCTTCATTCTCTGGAATTTTATTAACGGCATCGGAAATAATTTTAGATGCTAGTGGAAGTAAAAATGCAAGCATAATAAACCTCAAAACTTAAGTGCTATTATTTATAGCAAACTTAATCTTTATTTGACTCCCATTTACCAGATTTTTTATTAAATTTTTTAACTTCTCCTGGACGCAAACGGTTCTTTGCTGCTTCAGTATCACTGGTAAACTCTTTCCAGCGTTTACCATACTTCATACGAGCATCTTGCTCACTATTTTTTCTATCATCATCAGAAATTCTATTCATTGCCTTTCTATCACTTAAGACAGAAGAACGTAATCCTTCAGTCTTAAGACCAGCAGCACGATCTAGCAATTTACCAAGTGCTTTACCAACCTTATCACGCTTACGCTCTTTAGGTTTAATATTGGCACCCAACTTATTTAATCTACTAGCAGCAGTACCAGACTTTGCTGCCTTCTGACGCTTGGAATAGTCCATGTAGGACTCACCCTTTCTCAGTTTCTTAGGATCTTCCTTAGGTTTGGATGCTGCGGCACGATCTTCCTTGGCACGTTGATTAGGACCAGGACCACCCAGTTTCTTATCCTGCTCAGGATCTGGATGCCAGAAATCACCCCTCTCTATAATAGTTGCTTCAGACATTACTTCTTCTCAGTATCGATAATTGCACCTTTACCATGCTTGGCACGAATGCTTGCCTTTACTTTCTCAAGTGCTGACATGCCATCAGCAGCAGGTTTTTTCTTACCAAATGTATTTGGTGTGTTACTAACTGGTTTGTTGTAACGTTGATTACCACCAACACCACCACGCTCCATGCGACGATCCTTTAGTGAATCTGCACCTTCTTCATTAACAACTTCTTCATACTTTACATGATCTTTGGGTTTCTTGTAGTAAGCGGGACCAGCATCAGGCATGATCTTCTTGCTTTTATCAGAACCCTTTACCTTGATTCTCTTCTCTGCTTCTTCTACACCTTTTGCTTTACGTTTTGCTGCTGCCTTAGCAAGAATACGTGCCTTAGCATCGTCCTGATCCTTTTTGGGAATAGCAGTTACGGCACCAACCTTCTGGTCAACATCACCAGGAGCATAACCCTCAGCATGACCCATTGGGAGTTTTCCCTGTTGCTGCATCTGAAGTCTTTGCTTTTGAAGCATTTGTTGCTTCATCATTACCTTTTTCTTATTTGCCAACATTTGCTTCTGCTGGGTATCATCTTGCTTCTGCTGGGTATCATCTTTCTTCTCAGGCATTCCAGATTCTATAATTTCTACACTCTCACCCATTTTTGTTGCTACTTTATCAGCACCTTTTGATAATAATCTAGATGTTTTACCAACTGCTTTCTTAAGACCTCTCTTCAGTTTAGAGAACATTCCTTCTTTTCCTTTTGCAGTCTTATGCTTAATTCTATAAGAACCAGATGAAGAAGATGATCCAGATGAAGAAGATCCAGATGAAGAAGATTTGTCATCCGAATCTGAAGATGATGAAGATCCTTTAGATCCCCTTTCATATCCTTTATTGAATTCAGACTTAGCAGTATCTGATGCTCTCTTTACAGTACCTGCAGCATATCCAGCAGCTCTATTAGCACCCTTATATGCTGCTTTAGCGCCAGATTTAACAGCAGCACCAGATCTATATGCAGTTCCTTTGATTGCTTTTTTAGCACCAGAAGCAAAATCTTTTGCAACTTTTTTAACAGATGCTTTTACCTTTTCAACTTTCTCTGCTCTCTTTTTATTAGAAATTTTCTTTGCAGCTGCTTTTGATGATGAAACTGCAGAATCATAGTAATCTTCACTAAGTTCAACAGAGTAATCATCAAGAGCAGAAAGAATTGACTTTTCAACTTCTTGATAAGTATACCCTTCTTGAATTGACTCGAAGAATACTTCTGATACAACTTCTTCAATTAGATCTTCATCCATGAAGAAGAACTCTTCAGGTTCAATACCTTCAAAAATGCTAAAAGTTTCTTCTTTGGATTCTTCAGAAATATTTTCAGTAACTTCTAAAATCTCACCACCAATTTCTTGCATAGATTCTGCAAGTTCAGGTTCAATTTTTACACACTTTCCTTTACCACTATAATTATTAACCTTTTTATCTTTTACTTCATTCTTTTGCTTAGAAGCAATATCATCATCAATTACTTCAGAAAGATCAAGTCTCCAGTCAGAGTAAGATTCTCCAATCTTAGTAACAACTTTCTTTTTACCATCAGAAGAAGGAAAGAACTCACCAAAGTTACCCATAGACTTATCATTCTTATCGACATCACCACTAACATTATGATCAATTCTCTTTGCAGCTCTCTTTGCAAGTTTACTAAGATTCTTTGATGGAACTTCAACATCCGCACTAGTTCCTTCTTTTACGGAAGAAGTATCTTGACCATCTGCTTTTTTACCCATCTTTTTCCGAATGGCGTTATGAACAGCACCTCGGTATTCCTTTGCACCACTTTCAACTTTTCCATCACCATCATAGTCTTTCTTACTAAGACCCTTACCAGAAGTTACTTCTGCAGTTTGCTTACCCTTTTTCCTTTCACCCTCATATGGAGATCCATATTTGGTCATCTCAACGGATCCAATATTTGTATTTGCTCTCAGTTGATTAATTTTTTCTCTGGTTGCCATACGAACGTATGACTTTTTAGTCAGTTTATCAGTTACTCTGACCTGAAATTTCTGAGCACCTGATTTTTCCCTATCTTCTTCAGAAACAATATCAACTTCCTCATTTGTAGATTTACCACCAGGACCAATTCCAAGTTTTTCTTTGACAGATTTTTTCTCAACAGCGTTCATAGAAGTATTTCCCATGTACTGACTAAACGCTTGCTCAAGAGGAACATCTTCTCTTCTTGCCCTATATCTAATATCATATACTGCTTGACGGACTCTCTTCGCACTACCATCTTCCCCAGAATCAGAATTTCCACCAGACTCTGGTTTCTTTGGTGCAGAGGCTCCAGATTTACCCAATTGAGGTTTTAAAATCTCTTTAATATATGTTGAAGAGAGATCATTAAAAATATTATTGGATGTCATTTTAGTAACTGAACTATTTCTTCTTATACTTATTTATGAAATTTTTAATCTCCTTTGTACCTGTCATTCTCATTACATATTTTCTATGAGCATCTGTTCCGACAAGTCTTTCATCAGCAGAGACTCCAGAAGGTCCAGAATAATTTTCAACTTTTTCATTTACATCATGAATCCAAGATTTAAACATAATATTATCCTCAGTTACACAAATCAAATAATTAGTACCTCTACGAATAACTTCACCAACTAAACCACTATTAAGGTTTTCAACAATATCACCAACTTTAAAAATTGCTTTTGAAATATAATTTTCTCTTAAATTTTTCCAGTCAAATTTTGGAGCAATCTCCCAAACGTTAAATCCTTCCTCAACTTTCATTTTCTTTCTTAAAGTCATATAGAGTTTCCTCGCAGACTTATCATCCAAAGTTTTAGGAACACCTACACGGAAAGATGCAAAGTCACCTTCTGCTGCAGATTTTCTCAATTTTGAAGCAGACATTCCACTAACATCATCAGCATCTGGATCTCTCTCACCCGCAGAAACTACATTCAAATCTGCAAAATCATACAGTTCTCCATTATATTTCCCTGCAAGTTTTTCAAACTCTGATTGTCGATCAGAACCAACAACAATATTAACACCTGAATACCCATCAGCATGTGCTTGCTTTAGAACATCAAAGATGGTTCTTGATCCTGCATCATTTACAATTCGCTCACTGTGCTTTGGATACATCTGACGCATGACAGAAATTTTAGTATCAGGATCTAAAGGATTCTTCTTAGGATCTTCAGATCTTGATGGATAAATTTTATACTCACCTTTACCAGCAACATTGGATACTGCATCTAATAATTTTTCATGTCCTGTTGTTGGTGGATTAAATCTACCAAATGCAATAGTAAGTGTTCCCTTATCTTCTACCTTATCTTCTTCAGGTGGTTCTTTCGTTGGAGGATTAACCTGAGTAGCAACTGGTTGCTGATCTGCCTGGGTTCTATCCTGAGGAGGATCTTGCTTTCCAATTCTCTGATTCTTATTATAAAATTTTAACTTACCACCTTCAGTCTTTGCTACAAACTCGCCATTTTTATCGTACCATCCACCATGCCCATCTCCAGTCAAACCAAGACGGGTAGCTTGCATAACAGCAAGAGATGTACTTACTTCTGAAAGGAATTTCGAAAAACTTTTCATTTATGTTGATAATCCTTATACATTATTTAGTGTTTTACTTCCAACGGTCTGGTCCAAATGTTTTTTTCTTTGCCTCTTCCTTATAAAGATTAGCAAAACTATTCTTCTTGACTGACATAAAAACTTGGAATTGAGGTTCCCCTGTAAGAGCACCTTTATATCTCACTTCAAGTAAAACTACACTAATTTGTTTTCCAGGTTTTCCAATCAACATTTCATAAAACAATTTAGCAGCAGTAGCAGTAGATTCAAATGCATGTGGTTTATCTTTTTGCTTAACAAGTCTATAAGAACTTTGATCTGGATCCGAAAATATTTTTCTAAAAATTTCAGATGTCAATCTACCTTCCTTCTCTAATGGCGCTTTAACTTGGAATATTTGGCCATTTTTATAGTCACCCTCTCCAGTTAAAAGACTAAAATGAAATGCCGCATCTGATAGATAAGTGTCAAGATTTATCTTAAAGATAGTATCTAAGAACTCTTTGAAGAACTCCTCATTATTATCAAAGTATTTAATGAACACCCTATCCATTTCCTGGAAATAGATATTCGGATTAGATCTATACTTTCCCTGACCACGAAGCATTTCACTCTTTTCAGTTCTGTTTGTGAATTCATTATTACACGCTTTCAATACCTCCTTTACGGGCATCTTATTAATATCCTTACCATTATAAGAAGTATTGCCAACTTTTACTTTGAGTGCTCCTCTAAAGAATTTAAGTTTTGCTGCTTCAATCTTTTGATGTTCCCCCGTACTTTCAATAGTTTTTGTAAGAAATCCTTTAGAACCATATGCTGGTTTGTTCAAAAGAGTTGGTTCTGGTTCTCCAATACCTCTTTTTTTCAAACTCAAACCCCAATAATGAGTTGCCTCACGACTTCCTTTGGTTTGAAATTTAACAATAATATCCGAAGAATTATAGTTCTGAATTGTCTTTGGTCCAACATTGAATTTCTTAATTTCAGATGCCCACTTTGTGCCAGTCTGCCAGACTGTTTGAACATTTGCAGATCCAATTTCAGCAATAACATAATTTGAAACAGACACTGCTTTAGCTAAATTTACCAAGTCTGGTTCGTTATTATCACTGTCAGTATAGAAACCATTAAGACCTGCAGCACCTTCAATCTTACTAGCTTTCTTGTACAAAGCATCTACTATTGATTTATATTGCTCTATAGCATTATCTTTCTTGTTTATCTTATTATAATCGACATAAATTTTTTCTTGTATAAGAACTGCTGTCATCAACTCATGAGGATCCTCTCTCTTTCCAGCAGATCCATTAGACATACCCTTAGATTGAAGGAGAATAGTAACAGCAGCTCTATTCTTCCCTTCTTCAGTTGCCTTAATTATGTAAGACTTAATTCCAGTTCCTGCAACGACTTGCTCATCATATGTGAAGGTATATGCGACTTTTGGCGGAACTGCCTCTATTATTGCTTTCTCTAATTCAGATTGTCTTTCCTCAATATAAGATTTAAATTTTTCCCTTAACCAATCGCGTTCTGTTTTTGATCTTATTCTAGGTCTTAATACAACTGTCGATCCACTTCCCTTCTTGGCAAAGATCATATCTTTAGGATTATTATTCCACTCATCAATTTCCCTATCACCACCATTTACAGATGTGCTAGAAAAGAATTTGCTAAGATCTCCAAAGATTTTTTTGGAATTATCTACTACAGTCTGTGCGGCGGACATGTATTATAACTTTTTTAAATATTTATGGAGTTATGAGGACTCGAACCTCCGTGCAAAGACATTATAAAACCCCTCAACTGGAAAGTCAAGGGGTTTAGATCAAATATTGAACATTACTTATTATGCTTTCCTGTATCAGGAACGTTTGGATTACGAACCTGACCAGCAGTTCTAGTTACTGCCTGTAAAAATGCTTTCTCTTTCTTGCCTACTGGAGTTCTTCCACCTGCTTTATTTCTTGCAGAAGATCTTCTCTCCCTTCCCATCTCGTTAGCACGTCTCTTCAACTTAGAGTGGAGCATTGATCTCTGAGAAACATCTCCATGTGGAATATCATTTCTTTTTGGATTTTCTTTAGACCCTTTTTCATACCCTTCTTTATCAGATCTACGTGCTTCATCAAGAATAGAATCAACATCCCCTTCCTCAAGAACATTAACCATCATCCATTCTGCATCTTCTACTGTTTCCACAATACCTTCTACCTGAAGATACTCAAGGACTGTATCAAAGACATTGAGTTCTTCATTCTTTACTGCTTCTTTCTTCTTAAGTGCTGCCTTACGGAACTGAAGATCAATGCGTGATCCTCTGTCCATCTTACCTTGACTTTCTGGTTTCTTAGAACCACCAGCAGGTTGAGCACCAGCATCACTACTAGTTCTCCTACCCTGAGCATACTTGGATCCACTGGACTTAGAGTCACCAGAGATCATCTTGCCTGCATCAGATCTACCGTCCTGATACTGCTTCTCAGTCTGACCATGCTTGCCCTTGTAGAGTTCTTCTACATTCTCAACTTCTTTTTGAGGAGCATAAACTTTTTGATATGCCGCCATCAAATCTTTAAGTTCTTTAACGTCCATCTTTATTAGGTTTTAACCAACATAAAGGTATTTATAAAAAAATTAATATTTAAAGTGTCTCGTCTTCTTTCTTTTTATTAAAACCGAAAGGACTAGATTTATCTTCTTCCAATTTCAATTTCAGTGCTACACCACCAACAGCTTCCATAACTTTTAGGATGTCTTCTGGTTTAGAACCCTCACCAAGTTCTTTCGCGACATAGAAGTATTTTGGCCAAAAAGTTTCTCCTGCTTTTTGATAATCTTCAAGTGTAAGTAGTTTCATTTTTATAATCTCCAAATTGGTATTTTTTCATATGTTCAGTCAACATTGTTTGAATACGAACAAGTGACTCATAATTTAAATTATCGTCATCTTTTCTAAGATGATCAAACCTTTGCAGTTCTTTGACCATCCTTTTAGAAAGATTATAATTAAGTTCAACTTCAATCGTTTCCATAATAAATCAGGGGTTAATGGATTTTTTTAATATAATAAAATTGAGAATCAATAGTTTATTTTCCAACGCCATAATCTGGCGCTTTTGATTCGAGTTCAGAAATTTCTCTTTGACGAGTAATTTTTTGCAACTTTGCTATAGATTCAGATACTTCAGGACTTTCTTCCCACTCCCAAGTATCCCCTTTAGAATTATTGAATTTTTTCTTAGTCATTAGTACTCATCTCTTCAAGTTTTTTTTCAATTTTACTATCTAATGATACAATTACTTCGCGGATATTGGCAACCCTGACAGGACAACACTTTGGATCGTAAGTGTACTCTTTAGTATCAGTAAATAATAACGCACGTATTGCCATTGCAGTTGCAATGTCCATCTCAATGTTTATCAAAGGTCTCCCTCTACACGATTTTCAGATTTTGTAACATCAAACTCACCACCAGGATATCGTGCTTTGAGTTTCTCAACATTCATTTCAATGATTTCATCAAAGGTAGTGTCAAGTGCCATACATGCCTGTGCCAGATACCAACAGATATCACCCAGTTCACGTTTCATGTGAAACACATTCTCTTCATTATAAGGTTTACCTTGTAAGAAGATCTTCTTTACCACTTCAGTAAATTCACCAGATTCTGCAGACAGTCCAAGAGCAGCAGTCAGAAGTTGAGTAACATTGCACTCATCAGTAATTTCAAGTTCACTTAGACGTGCAGCAAGGACTGGCCAGTTAAGACTTGCGTCACTAGTCACACCCTCTACAAATTCAAGATACTTTTTAGTGTCAACTTGATTAGTCATGGTTAAAATTAAATCCTCCAAACTTTTCTTTAAGTCCTTTGTTTGTGTCCTTACCATCATACCCCGCATCCTGGCCAGAGTCAAGTATGTCTTTTTGCGCTGATTGCTCAACATCAAATAAACGCATTTTTGCCCTATCAATACCCACAATAAATCTTTTGTTGATTGTAGGATCATTATATCGGTTCTTCAACTGCTTCACCATAATTTGTCCAAGTTCTTCGAGTTCATCTGTGCTAATAAGGGCAAACATAAGATCAGCAGTAGCAGGGAGACCAAAGGACTCAGAAGTGTCAGTAAGGTCAACGTCAGAGCTACCAAAACCAGAACGAGTGGTCTGCGTGGCAGAAACGACAGGGACGTTTGCTTCAACAGCCAATCCTCTAAGTTCTTCAGCAATAGACTTAATATAGCTGTATGAATTGACAGAACTATTACCGCGATATCTTTCGGAAGAACATATATTAAGGTAATCAATGAAAATAATATCAGGTCTAAATGACTTTTTAAGTGCGAGTTCATTAAGAAGTGACTTAAAATGTCCAGCATGAGCAGAAGCAGTAGGGTATTCTTTAATAATTAAGGTTCCTTGAGTCTTCTTTGAAAGATTTGCTACTTTACTCTCAAACATACTTTTTGGAAGGTCTGTAATATCCTTAATATTTACGTTGAGGAGGTTCGCGTCAATTCTTTCAGCAATGCGTTCTTCTGCCATCTCCATTGTAATATAGAGTACGTTCCTCCCCTGGAGCAAGACGGAGCTAGCCACATGGCACATGAATAGAGACTTGCCGACGCCCGTTCCAGCAAGCGCGATATTAAGAGTTTTATTAGGGATCCCACCTTTCGTAATTTTGTTAAAATATTCAAGATCAAATTCAATTCTTTCCTCCTTTCTATGATAGAGTTCGTATCTTTGTTCATAATCGTTTAAGTAATCGTGACCAACATGATTGTCAAAACTTACTGCAAGTGCATCAGAAAGAATTGATGGGATAGCATCCCTATTTTTATCTTCACTATTGCCATCAGCAAGTGCAATAGATTCCATGAGTGCCAAATAAATTGCACGGTCACGACACCACTTCTCAGTAGTATTAATCAACCAGTCTTTTTCTGAGGGCACATCTTCAAGAACACTAATTAAATGTGCAATTTTTTGGAACTGATCCTGATTAATATCAGTTCTCTTCTCAACTTCAATACAAAGAATTTCTTTAGTTGCTAGATTATTGTAATCCGCAACAAACGTGGAGATTGTCTCATATACAATTCTTTGATTTTCATCTTCAAAATATTCAGATTTTATAAAAGGTAATACTTTTCTTACATATTCTTCATTAAATAAAAGGTTTCTAAGAATTAGAAACTCAACTTTCTCCATAACTAAATTCCTTTTGTGCAATTTGGTCCAATTTTTCCATCACTTCTGAAGTGAAATATGTTTCTGGATCTTTTAAGATTGCTTTGGCATAGACTTTTTTAGTCTCACCATTAATAGTCATTTCATAACGACCTGCAACATTTTTCCAGAGACCTCCCAGTTCACCAAGTTCTAACAGACCATAATACTTATCAAGACCACGTTCATCATAGAATAGACGAATAGTAACATCTTTATTCTCTTTACTTAGACGCGACTTAGCAGTCTTAGCCTTGATAAGATTCCCAACCACTTCTGTTCCATCCTTTTCTTTCTTCTTTGAGAGATAGATGATTGTAGACGCTGCATACTTGAGGCCACTACCTCCTCCCATTTCCTTAGTTGGTACATAAGATCCGATGACATCGTAGGTGTGATTAGTTACAATCATTGGAATTTTTGCTTGACCTAGTTTAAGAGTCAGCATTCTGAATGCACCTTTGATCAATTGAGATTTTGTCATATCACGGACAAGTTTCTCATTGAGGGCATCAGTGATTTCTTTCTCTGTAGAAAGCATTCCCAAAGAGTCTAGCACAAACATGCAAGGTTTGCGTTCATCTTCAGGTTTTTTTGAATATAGATCTACTGCTTTGAGAGCCTTGCTCCTGAACTCCTCAATAGTAACAACATTGACAACAACCAGTCGATTCAGATCAATACCACGACTTACTAGTAGTGACTTATTAACTGCTGCCTCAGTATCAAAATAAAGGCAATATGCATCGGGATTAGTATCCAAGAAGTTCTTGACCACTGCGAGTGAAAAGAAAGTCTTTCCAGTAGAACTTTCCCCAGCAATTGCAGTGATTTTATTACCAGAAACACCACCACGGATAGACCCAGATACAAGAGCATTAAGGATGAACGAACCAGTGTCAACGTATGTTTCAGTGTCATCAATCTCGCTTGCAAGTTTGGTAAAGTCATCTCCAATCTCTTTTACAATCTCTTTTAGAAAATCCATAATTAATCAATATCCTTTGGCATGTAGTTGTAATAATAAACCCATAATTTGTCACAAATATATTTTGCTTGTGAGTCTCCATCTCTCTGCTTTTCCAACATTTTTATAATGTGGAGAAGATGTTTCTTAGTTAATGGCAGATCCATATATCATACCACTAACTAAAAAACGAATCAAGAGTCACTTTCTTTTCAGATTCCCAACCAATCGCATTTAGAATAACTTTAACTGGTTCAAGAAACCCCTTTTCAAATTGAAGTTGATAGTCAACATACATCTCAATTCCGAGTTCCTTAGGAAATTCTTGAATGAAAGAAATTACATTCTCATAAATTAAGTTTGGTTTCTTAAGATAGCAAAACTTAATTTTTTCTCCATTCTGAATAAGTGAGTACTTGTTTGTCAATTTCTTTTCTTTTATGTAGTGATTAAAAAGAAGGGCACCACGGCAATGAATTGGAGTACCCTTTGCATAAATGCTAGAAGAAGATTGATACTTAGTGACATTAGATACTGATCTTGGAAAGGCAATTTCTTCTGGGGGAAGTTTTGAGAAATCATCCCTACATTTATTAATGAAGTTGATAATATCATCCTCACTACCATTCATCATAAGTTTTAGAGCATCCTTAATCATTTTACGACAAGGTGCGGGTGTTGATGATTTAACTGCTTCAATACCCATGATCTTGAGTTTGGGTTCAGAATAACGAACACCTTCACTATCCCAAACATTCATGATGTAACGCTTCTTGGCAGTCCAAATACCACGATCAGCAATGTTCTCACGCTTCATGATCATCTTCTGATCATAAGCATTCATGTAGTCGGCCAATTCTTGGTAAGAACTTTCAATATACTTTTCAAGTTCCACTTGAGAGACCTTATCAAGGAAATTGACAATGCTCTCAGTAGTTTTCTCTCTTCCTTCGTATACACGGTTAACAAGAGGACCCATATGCAAATAGATAGAATCAGTATCAGAAGCAATAACATAATCAACACTCTCAGTTTTAAGAATCTTATTCATGTAAGAATTTAATTTTTCTTCAATCCAACGGATTGCAACTTGACCAGAAAGCGTGATTGCCTCAGCGTTTTCTAGTTTGTAATAACGGAAATATTGATTACCAATAGCACCATAAGCAGAGTTGAGAGAAATCTTCTTCGCCATTTGAATGTTGTTGCATCTAGAAATCTCCTTTTCAAGTGCTTTAGTAGGCGTCTTCTGATACTCTTGCTTGGCAGCAATCATTTTTTTCTTGAAGATAACACGATCTCCATACATCTTCTCCATCAATTCTGGAAGAATTCCACGGATATCTTTACGGTACATTGCTCCGTTTGGACACACAGCATAATCCTTATAATTTTCAAGAGAGATTTCTTTATTAAGGATCTTATCCACAGAAACATTAGGACATCTTTCATCAACCAATGTTTCAGGACTGATGTTTGATTGCATAATCAAGTGTGGATATAGAGAGTTTAAGTCAAAGTTTACAATCCAATCATAAACTCCAGGAACTGGTTCTTTAACATATGCACCAGCATACTTGTCATTTTTTTCAGACCTATCCTTCTGAGGAATAACTACGTCCCTCTTCTTTAGATAATTGTAGATGATGTTATCCCACATCCGTACCTGATAGAAGACATCGACAAAGTTGACTTTAGCATCAAACGCCATAGTAAGAGCCAACTCAATGAGTTTCATCTTATCCTCAAGACGATCAACAAGTTCTACGTCAACAATGTTATATTCAACAAATTTTTGCCAACCTTTAGTATAGAAGTCTTTGAAAGTATCAAACTCAGAGTGATCTAACTTTTTTTGACCCAGTTCCACTGAGGCAATATGATCCAATCTGTAAGATTCTTGGGCAGAATAAGTAAACTTTTTATACAGATCAAGATAATCAAGTTGAGTAAGTCCACCAACATCGAAACAAATTTGTTGGCGGTTATTAACCCACACTTCATCTTGAGTAACTAGACCCCAAGGAGAGAAACTTTTCATACGTTTCTCACCAAGAACTCTTGCCAATCTTCCACAAATATATGGAATATCATAAAACTGAATATTCCAACCAGTCACTACATCAGGAAGATTCTGTTCCCAGTAATAAAGAAATTTATTAAGAAGATCATACTCAGAAGAACACTCAATGAAAGTAACATTCTTCTGAGTATTATTAAATGGGCGGGTTCCCCAAGTAATAATATTCTTGGTAAAATAGTCTTGAATAGTAATCAACAAAATTTCCTGATCGCATGACTGTGGATCAGGGAATCCATTCTCAGAAGCAACCTCAATATCAAGAGTGGTCAGTCTAATCTTATTAACATCAAACTTAATTTCATCTTCAGGATACTTATCAGAAATATATTGATAGACATATCTATCATTACCATAGATTTTAAATCCTTCTACGCCATCATATTTTTTATAAAATTCTCTACAATCTCTAACAGATCCAGGATTTATTGGTTCAACAGATTTACCCTCAAGAGTTTTATATTTTGAATTTTTATTTGACTTTACAAAAAGAGTAGGAGAATACTCTTCTTTAAACATTATATGCTTACCATTTTCATAACCACGAACGAGAAACTTGTTCCCGATCATTTGCACATTGGTATAAAATCTCATTTAATTAATGTTTGATATTTTTCAAGCAGTGTTGGTTTTGGGTCAATAATAGTCAGAATTTTATCGGAGTGGATCATAAACTCATCTTGCATAGTTTCATCCATTAACCAGGGTTCTAACTCATGACCAATACCTTCACTATAAGATTTGAGAAGAAATGGACTTTTCATTTTGCAATCGGGCTCACCCAATTCAGAAGTTACTTCTTCTATATTTGAAATAATTTTACTTCCGTCAGGAAGGAGTAAGACTTTAATATTATCCATTAGTTTCTACAATCCTTACATTCATAATCATCTTCCGAATCCGTAGATTGAACAGCGTCATCATATTCTTCCAATGGACGGTTCATTCCTTCATTCCAATCACGGGTCGAATTAATAACGTCATTCTCATACATTTCCCGTAGCATGTCAACGGGATCTGTAAATGTCACAACCCAATCAGATACAACTGGAACCTTTGTCCCCTTTGCAAGTGGAATCCATGGATATAGACTAATATTAAAGGAGGTTGTTCCTGGAGCCATTTGAGTTGGACCTTGTGAAGGTCCACCCTCACCCTCTGGATTAATAATGTTAACCAAACATGGTTTATAAAAATAATATCCAGCAAGTTGATTATCAACAACCATTTCCTGGATATCAGCAATAACAAACTGTCCAGTTTTGATCAATGCAATCTTAATCGACATAGTTTCTCCAATCGTAAAAATAGTATACCAACAAAAAAGAGGGGTGTCAACTGGATTTTGCCAGTTCCCCCTCCGTCTGCGACGACGATATTCAGTTGTATTTATTCAGTTTTAGGTGTCATCCAATATGCTCCGAATGATGTTGCTGAGATTGCTGCGATGATTGCTAGAATTTCCATGGTTCAGAATGTATTAGGACAGAACAGGGTGCAACACTCCCCAACTAAAAAGAGATGTTGCTGTACCAAAAAGTATGGTAGTCATGGTGAAGTTCATAATGGTCTTCATCAGATTACATAATTATATAGATTATACTGTATCACTATGATACACTTCTGTATCAACCGCAGCAAAAACATGTCACTGTTCGCAAACATTTCCAATAGCCCATGATCTCATACCAAATGGAGTATCAGCAATCAAACTCTGAGTTAATGTTGCTACCTCTTGTGGCACTACCAAACAGAATCCAATCCCACAGTTGAATACATTACGCATCTCCTCCTCAGCAATGTCTCCTGCCTGCTGGATCTTGTTAAAGAGTTCTGGTCGTTCCCAAGCAGACCAATCAACATCAACTGTAAGACCCATTGGAAGGCATCGTGGGAGGTTCTCAGGCAGTCCTCCTCCAGTAATATGAGCCATGCCTAGGATAGGAACTTCATCCAACAGGTGCTGGATCAGACGAGCATAGATGGTAGTTGGAACCAACAGCTCAGGCATCTCCTTATAGTAAATATAATTCCTCCAGAGCATATCATTGATCAATGTGTATCCATTACTATGAACACCACTACTTTCAATACCGATGACTACATCACCTGCTCGGATGTTACTACCATCAACAATCTGATTCTTCTCTACGACACCAGTACAGAAACCAGCAAGATCATAATCAGTTGCTCTAAAATGTTCGGCAGTTTCTCCACCTAGCAATTCCATTCCAGCCATTGCACAACCAGTGGCAACTCCACGCACAATATCACTGACATTATCATCAAGTGATTTAGTAGAGATATAATCTAGAAAATATAATGGTTTAGCACCAGAACATATAACGTCATTGACGCACATAGCAACAAGGTCCTGGCCAATAGTGGTGTAATCATGAGCAATCCTACAAATATTAATTTTAGTTCCGACACCATCGGCACCAGATACCAGCACGGGTTTCTCATATCCTGAAGGAATTTCCATCATTCCATTAAAACCACCAACATTAGGTGCCAGTGCTTTGATATAATCTACAAAGGATCTACCCTTGATAATGTCAACGCCAGAAGTTTTGTAGTCCATTAGTCTCTACCTAAGCGAATGTATAATGTAATGAGTGATTGTGAGATTAGATCACAAGAATATGTGAATCCAATTTGGTCTTCTTTGTCCCAGTGTTCTCTTTGACTTCTAAGAAGTGCAGAGAACTCTTTGATCTTAGATCTCATCTCTTCTTTAGATAACTTATCCAATGATTTCACCTTTAGCAATTTGTTCACGACGTTTTAGTTTCCATACTATGTAATCCATTGTAGGGATACACATGGGGTTCCAACCAACAAAGGTAGTTGATTCTCCACTAGGTATCTTCCAACACTCAGCATCATCATTGTCAAGGTCTAATGACTTACGATACTCATCCTCACCAAACATAACAACAGCACGTTCTGCTTGGTTCAAACTTCTAAAGCAATCGAAACCAAGTTTTCTAATCTCATCAGGGACGTGGTGTTTCATGATTTAAATAATAAACTACAAACTAGATACAATCCCATTGCAGACCAGTATCCCAAAGTTGGTAATCCAAAAATACTTGGTATGACAGCATTCCATATCAGCATAAGCATCAAAGGTAATACAAGGACAATTATACCTGCACCTATAAGAGTTCGTGATGATTTTTTCATTATGAAACACACTTACGGTAGAAGCCCATAAGAGTTTTTGGATCTAGTTTACTGGGAGTAATGTTAAAAGCAATTGATCCATCAGATTTTTTAGTGATCCTATCTGTAGCAACACAAAGCATCAAGAATAAAATTTTAAGTTTACCTTCATTACTTTCATTCCAAGTATGATCTTTCCAATAAGTTACAAAGTCAGCAGTCAAACGGCAAGTAGAATCTCCCAAGAGTTCTGATTTCAACAGATCTAAAAATGCCTCTGCTTCATCACCAAGTTTAGAATTCACACAAAGAGTTGCCCATGCACCAATGGTTTTAGTTTGTGTAGAAAAATCTTCGGTCTCGGATAAGAATAAATTACAGATACTCTCTGCCTTTTTAATATCATCCTTCCAATCATACCATTGCTTCACAGCATTATTGATATTCAAACTTGGTTTATTTCCTTTACGCTTCAACAAGTCTCCAAGGATAGCAGTCTGGGAAGGGAGGGCAGTATTATCTTTACGAAAAATCTCATCATGAGGACGACGTGGTTTCGATATCGCAGCATTAGAAAAGGCATCTGGTTGTGCTCCAATAACAACTACAGTTTCATATTGCGCCTCTGGATCTGGATCATTGGCAATGTATGTCAACCTGTGCTGACTTTCATTGATGTTTCCATCAGTATTAAAGACAATTGCATTGCCGTCAAACAACCAACCAAAAGTATCAACAGATTGGCCAATCTTTACTACTTGAGATGAACACAACTTACGGTTATCTGAATTGTGATATGTAAGAATATACTCTGCCATCTGGGGTGTGACTTTAACTACCATTGAATCTTTAACTTGCGAATTTGGGTCAAAGGGTAGGGGAGTTATTTGATTAATAATTTCGTTCATTAAATTTATTGGATTGCAAGGGGTTGTAGTCGGTCAAGAATTTCACGATAAGCAGGGACAATATCACCTTCATCGTTTCTGAATAGATCTTTATCAAATCTCTCCTCACCACCAATCTTCCATAGTCTCATACTGTCAGGACTGATCTCATCGGCAAGTAGCAACTCACCATGTGCAGTGTATCCATACTCAATCTTGAAGTCAACTAAATCAATACCAATGATGTAAAACATCTGACGAAGATAATCATTGATTCGTAATGTCATCTCAATAAAAGGTTCAGGATCATATCCCATTAGTTTTACACGATCCTTCGTGAGTAAAGGGTCATGCTTACTATCATCCTTCAGAAAGAACTCAACAATAGGATGTGGTAGTGAGTAACCTTCTTGTAGAGTTGTCTCACGAACAATAGATCCAGCAGCACGGTTCCTACAAATAACTTCCAAAG